GCCTACGCAAAGAAGTAGACGGTCTCTGGGCTACTCCGATCCTATCACCCTTAATAAAGGGGACAGGTCGGACTTCAGTGAAATACTGAAGCAGCGCAGAGTCCCTAGAGGTTGGGATCCTTGAAGATGTTGCTTGCGCAACATCGACTTGGACTTCGACTCGGTGTAGGTCAAGGTTAAACCGCCTTTTCAGGTGGTCGTTACCTTGCCACTCGTGGTCATACCAACCAAAGGTACCAGAGCCCATCGGCACGTTCATAATGGAGAATCTCCTTAATGAACGGACAGTCGATTTAACATAGTCCGAAACGGCATACCAGCCACGCGTTGCGTAGTTGTTATGGACGTCGACACTAGAGGTTATGGACTCTGGCCGGGACACATCAGGGTAGGTACTGACATACGTAGGCGTGACATCATGTCCGTCATACGCATCCAGGCCGCACGACTCACGGAACTTCCCAGTTCCGAAAGTTTTAGCGCGGTTGACCTTGAGACCAAGGTCACCTAAAATTCCCTGAAGTACTTCCCACGAGTCGATGGGGACAATGATATCGTCCCCAAAGACTTGGACCTCCCTTGAGATCCTACGGATATTCGCAATCGAAGGTCGTAGCTCCCGAACAATAAGTACGGAGGCGATCGCCAAGATAGCGAAGACGTAGGATTGTACGGGAAAGGTACATGCTGAACCCATACACGCAAACTTTCTCAGTTTGTGAAACTGAGGAGACTTGCGATCTATGGCGTTTGCCACCCACCTTGTGCGAGAAGCATGAAAAGCTTCAACCAACGTTGGAGAACGTCGGAAGATTCTCTCCACGAGCCAGCACGAGAGGCGGTCAGATGCATTTGACAAGTCAATTGTCGCATGCGACTGAGTATGGGAAGCCCGTCGGGCTAATTCCTGGTTAGCAGTCTGGTCGCGAAAGCGAATAGACGAGCTAATCGGGGTAAAAGCCAAACGAGTAACCAAAAAGTCCAGAATAGATTGCTGACACCATTGATGGCTTACAGGTTCCGCGGCAATAAGCCTAGGTCCCTTTAGCGTCTTTGGAACAGCAATCAATCGGGATGGAGGCTCGTTCTCTAAGAATAGAGAGTGAGACTCCTGGCTACCAGAGAACGCAGCCCACGATCCATAGTTGGCAAAGCCAAATGCGGATTGCGGGAATACGCGCTCAAGCTTAGCAGGCCAGTTTGGAAAGTCATACTTAAATGACGTATGACGCTGGTCGGCTACAGCACCTGGTCCGTGCTTTGTTCTCCATTCGATAGGGTCAAACCTACCGACTGTCGCGACGATGATGTCGGCAATCCGTTGGATTGTGTCGGCAGCGTCGTGATTGTTCTGGAGAAAAGACTCAGCTCTCTCGACCCCGTCAATATGACGAGAATCGAAAAGAGGAGCAGGAGAGAGAAACTCAGAATCGCCAATGTGGAGATTCCGAAGATCATCAATCCTGAGTTCGTCCTCATCCCAATTAAGGGATGGGGATCGGACTTCTCGGTCAATCTGGTAAAATTCATGAACGTGTTCCCATGTTCGTGAATCGTCGCAAGTCACCTTTACCTTCTTAGCTGCAAAATGCAGCTGGCGAATGTACGAGATGACGGCAACGTCCAAATCGGCCCTAAGCACACCGAAATCGTCGAAGACTCGACGGTATAGCCCCTGGAATAGTCTAGGGATTACACCGCTCCTGCGGTAAGGCCGGAATCCGGCCACCCCACTAGGAGTTAGGAGTCCGGCAGAAAGACACTTGTCAAAGTGTTTTCCTGCCTCGGGGAGGTCTATCATTAAAAATGGTAGGCCTCTCGTATCGACGAGTGAGAGCAAGCGAATGCAGTCCCGCTCACAATCACGTCGGAGAGTGGGATCGTACTCTGCAATGTTAGACAACATAGCAGTGTATAGTCCCTGTAGGTAGTTGACATAGCTTTTCATCTAGGACTCCTTCATTTAGGGGCGTCTAGAGTCTATGGCTATGGTACACCCATCTCCTCGTCAAGTGGATCTTAGGACGCCGAAGGGCGCCTTACGATTCCCAGCCGAGCAACTTCGCCGCGATCCCGCCAGCCTTTACCATGTAAAAGCTGAGGGCCTCGGAGAGGTCGATGATGTCTGCCTGAACCCCATTAGGATCCGTTCGGATCGTAAAGGAGACCTCAGTCAGACTACCAAGCGGAATAGCCGTCGTAGGCTTGACGAAGCGAGAGAAAGTCACAGTGTGACGATCAAACGCTTGCGTACCAGCTTTGACGTTATCCCGAGAGTGCCGCACTTTCGTGCGGTACGTAATGAGTCCTTCGTCGAGAAAGTACTCGGCGCCGTACCCATCTTGGTTAATCAGCGGAAGAATCTTGGCGGTTCCACCGGAACCATCAAGAGTCACCGTCAGGGTTGTACCTAGCATATCTACCTACTCCTTAGTGTTTATGACCCTTCAGCGAAGACGCTGGAGAGCCAACGCACTGAGGATCGACCATTGACGTGCCTTAAGCAAAGGCAACGTCACCGACAGTGTACCAGATGATTGCGCACGTTCTTTGGTGCGCAGCACCCGTCTGCCTTCAGCACCCTTGATCGCCTGAGTTAGGGGATCAATGCGCTGCCAAACTTCGTACGTCTCCGTGAGGGTCATAATATTACATGGCCCTGTGGGTTCAGCAGGAACATCATTTCTATGAGCTTGAAGAAACTCATTGAAGTTGGTGAACCAGTCGATCATCCACGTCCATGGAAGCGCGTTCCATGCTTGAACGGAGTCGACACCTAGGTGATCGACTCCGAATACAAGTTTACGTGCAAGGCGACCTAAAGCTTGGTGACCTATGTCTTTCGGCACCGCTGTGGGTATCCATCGAATGGTACCCCAGGACCTTTGGCGAGTTATCCGGCTCTGACGAACCTGGATAAACTGGCCCAAGGAGGAATCGACAATTACTTTACTGTCGGTTACAACGGACGAATCATAGAGATTAAGGCGACGCTTGAGACCTCTTGAGCTATACAGTCTTTGCAGTTCGAGGATCCTTCGATCCGCAGCTGCTTGAAAGTGTAGAATCTTTTGGATGTCTCGGATCATAGGCAACCAGCCCATCTGTATCGACAAGTGATAGTTACCAATGCTTTTGGCATTGTTAACATTCGCAGGTCTCAACAGCTTGGTCTTAAAGTGCACTATGTCCTTGTACATTCCAGGGAGGTCCTTCAATTCATGTATGAAATTAGGAATCGACACTTCCTCACGACTCGGATTAGTCCGAGCCCTGAGGGTTGTCGCTCTAGTTCCTACAGAGGGAATTGAAGTGGTCTGATGACTCACTGCAGAAGTGAATCCCGAAGGTAAATAGTTCGAATAAGTTATATACGAACCATTTCCTTGGTCGATATGCCCAGTAAGAGGTAGAAAACCTTGATTATCCCTTTCGGTGATAGTCAGAGGGTGATCAACCCCGGGAGAACCGATCGTGTCGACACACCGTCCGAACCATTTGGCATCGCCAACTTGGTTCTGAGGCTTGTCAGTACGAACGACTGGGTTTGTAGTGATCTTTCGTTCACTAAAACCTGGCCCAAACTGAGTATATCGTTCGCGAGAGCGAATAGTCATCTTACCATCTAATGGTACACAGTGAGTGCACGGGATGTGCAAAGCTTACGCTCGAGAGCCCCTCATTATGAGGG